TAGTTGCCGTCGCGTTATACCAAGGGCTCAGCGTATTCACTGAAGCCACATCGGCTGCACGGGTCAGCGCGGTGGTGGTGGTGGGGATGTAGCTGGTGGGGAAGGCTCCGGCTTCGAGTTGAGCGCCCCAGAGGAACAGGCCCGATGTTCCGTTGCCGGTATAGGAAGCGCTCCCGCCCGCAGTGTCTTGCATAAACCCAATGGACGATGCTGACGTTGCTGCCGGGTCTACAGTGCCTGAAACACTAATACGATACCAACCGTTTCTAATCGGTGTAATAACAGCGCTGTTTGCAACCAGAGTGCCGGTTCCAAAAGCAACCGAACTATTAACGGTGTTTGTTGCCAAATCAAAATACGCTCGAAATCCGTTAGCTCCGGCATTAGAACTAATTTGTATTCTAAAATGCCGCGTTGCGCCACCTGTCTGCTTTACAAATAACGACGCAGTTATTGTTTGCCCTGCCGTAATTGTTGCGCTTTGGGAAAGCGCCCGCACAGAAGTAGTTAAATTTTCAATAATACTTGCGGCGTTAGTAGTGCCATCAGGTGAAGCAGTTACGTTTGCTGTGAGTGTTGCTGCTGTTATCGACCACCCAGAAGAAAAATTTGTACTCTGCGTAAGTATGTTCGTCCTCGCCTCCTCAATCAGCAGCCCCTGAGCCGCCAGCGTGGAGGGGTCGTAGTCGAAGCGTGGTACATCGGTCGTGGCCGTCTGGAGCGTGCCCGTGGCATCGAAGTACGTCGCAGAGGATGCGCGAGTGAAGGTGATGATGTCAGAAAATGAGCGGTCAATCAGCGGCATGATTATTCCGATTGATAAGTTTGATTGACAAAATCAAGATTCAGCGAAGCATCCAGCGGCGCATATTCATAAATATAATATCGCTGCTCAGTAAACACCAAGTCCAATGATTTCTCGCCAACATAGTTGATAGGGAAATCACCGCCGACACCTTCCGAGGTGCCGAAGCCGCCCATCTTCAGGCCCCACATGATCAGGCCCCGATCACTGCAATTTTGTTGCCGGTGGCAACGCCGAAGTATTCGGCCACGTTGGCGCTCAGCTTCATAGACGAAGTGGTGGCCGTCGGGCTGGTGCCGTAGGCAACGGCGCACGGGGTATCGCTGATCACCCGCACAAACCGAGTAAGCGCACCGAATGCCGTGCTCTGCACGCTGCTGGTGGTGTAGGTGACGACCTGCGTCGTGCCAGGCAGCCTGGCAATCTGCGGCACGCCCCCGATGTCGTTGGCGTTTTCCATGTACTGAAATTCAGTGATGTGCAATTTGGCCATGATGCCCTCAAGCGTTGGCGATGGTGGTAACGGTGCCCGAGCTGCCCTTGTACTTCAAGGCCCCGGATTCCACGTAGATGATCCCGCCACCCGTAGGCGTGGCTGGCTCGGTCGAGTTGGCGATGAACTGCAGCGGCGCAGTCTGAGAAAACATGACTTGCTGAATCGTCAGCATCACGCCAGGCGTGGCAGCGGCCCCTGGTGCGCCATTGCTGTACGAATCAATCTTCAGGGCTGTGTTGGTGCCAGCCCAGAAAATCTGGATTTCCTCGCCCGCGCTGCCCGTCGCCACGAAGTTAACGGTGCCAACCACAGACCCAGGATTGCCGCCGTGCGAACCAGGCACGTCAAAGTGCCGCGCGCTGTTGGGATAGTTCTCGCCTTCGTGCTTCAGCCACACGGTGGCCGTTTGCATGCTGTTGTTGGCGTTGGTGAACTGGATGCTGAAGGTCATCGAGAAGGTGCCATCAGCACCCAGCACCAGCGTATCGCCGCCGGTGATCGACATCAGCCGAGCCTCCAGCGTGTTGCCGATGGCCACGACCTGCGCGGCCGCGGTTGTCACCAGCGCCTGGTCCGTCGTGTCATAGAACGACCCGTAAGCCCCCAGATCCCCGCCAGGCCCCTGCGGCCCGCGCTCTACGATGGTGATGATGCTCATTGCGTGACCTCTGCGCTGATGCTGATTGTGCCCCGCAGCAGCCGATAGACAAGCCCCCCAGCGGTCGTGATCTCCAGGTCGTACTTGCCAAACGACCAATCGAAAGCGGCCGACTCTGCGGCCGTGATCGTCAGGGTGATTTGTCCAGCACTGCCTTCGATGGCCAGCTTGCCATTGGCCGTGCTGGCCTCGAACAGTACGGTCGATACGTTGGTGGCCTGGCGCACCTGCATTTTCGCTGTGGCGCTGGTCAAATTGATGGGCGCGCCTGCGTCATCCGTCCAGCGGATGATCTGCTCATAGCTGGCGCCCTTCTCGACGGTCAGATTGTGGACTTCGGCTGTCATGCTTGCTCCAGCAATCGCTGATCAATGGCTGCGTGGATCTGATCCTGTCGCACCTGGTCAAGCCCGCCAAACTGCACAGCCACAATGCGACGCTGCTGTTCGGCAATTACCTCGGTAGGCATGGCCGAGGCTTGCATGCTGGCGAGGATGTCAAGCTCGTTGGCGACATCAGCCATGTTGAAGTCCCGCGACCACATCACCTCGGGCGCAGTGGTCAGGCCCAGCCATTGCCGAGACAACTCCCAGGCCCGCGCTTCCAGGTCTTCCATGCGGCTGGCAAACTTTGCAAGCTCACTGTTCAGCGTCTGGAATCGCATCTGCAGCGCCAGACCGGATTCGCGTTGCGACGACGAGGCGATCACTAGGCCAATCTCGTTGATCTGATCGCGCAGCGCTGCGATGCGATCAAGGTAGATCCGCGCAGGCCCGTCCGGTGGCGCAATGAAAGCCGGCGTGCTGCCGCTGTGAACCATCAGGTTAGACGATCCGATCGTCTCGCCGACAACCTGCGCGGCCTGGACTTTCTGGGCATCCGTGCTGTTCTCGGACACCTGCATCGTCAACAGGCTAAACGTCTGGCTGCGCAGGATCTCGTCTAGCTCGCTGTCCAGGTTGAACATGCGCCGCGACAGATCCGCAATGGGCGCGAACGATCCGAAGTGCGGAAAATCTCCGCCTTCGGTGAAGATCAGCAGCGGGCACTCATTCAGCGGATGCTCGCCTTCGGCCAGCGTGCGCTGCATGCCATCCACGGCGCGCCACGATGTGCGGTCAAAGTGCCAAGTGCATTCGACTCGCTTGGCGTCGTCTTGCGTAAAGTTTCCCGAAAACTCGGCATAGTTGAACTTGCCGTCATCGCCGATTTCGTAGTCGGTCAAAAGCTCCGGCTTAATGGCTGTCCAGTACGGAGCCACCCTGGTGCGTAGCTGCTGATCCAGGGTCGGCGCCATTGACGGCGGCATGTCAACCAGCAAAAGCATGGACCCCCGCGCCTTGGCCTCGCGCATGAACTCCGACCAGAAGACGTCGATGCTGTTGCCCTTGCCGTCGATGTCATCCGCCATCGCTTCGTAAAGCGGATTGGCCATGCTGCGCACCGGCGTGCGCGTTGACAGGTATGAAGTAAACCTTGACACGACCTGCGCCAGCGGGCTGGCATACCAAGCGATCTCGTTGCGCCTGGCGTACTTGGTTTCGCTCTCGCGCGGGTACTGGATCAGGTATGACGAGGCGACCGCAATCGGCCGCGCCTTGCTGTCGTAGCTGATCAGCGGTCGAAATGGCCCATCGCCATTCAGCGCAAAGCCAATAAATTTGAATCGCGTGATATCTAGGTTGGCCATTTCATGTATATTTCAGGTCCGTTTACTTTAACCCCCACCAGGATACACCCCAATGAGCTTGAACGAACTCCTTGCACAGAAGGCTGAACTTGAGCGCCAGATCGCCGAGCAAACCCGCGAGCAACGCGCATCAGCAATCGCTGAGATCAAGAGCCTGATGTCTACCTATGGCCTCACGCCTGTGGACATTGTGCCCGATGCCAGCAAAGTTGCAAAGAGCACGAAATCAGGCCCCCGGGCAGGCGGCAAGGTCGAACCCAAGTACCGCGACAGCAACGGCCACACCTGGACAGGCCGAGGCCTCAGGCCTAACTGGCTGAAGGCTGCGCTGCACAATGGCGCCACCCTCGAACAGTTCGCAATCTGAGGTGCATCACAATGGATCTTGAAAGCCTGAAAGAAGCGCTTGGCGATGAGAAATTCACCGCCCTGAAGACCTACGTTGATGATCTGACGGGCCAGCGCGACGCAGCGCGCCAGGAATCGATCACCGGCCGGCGCGGCATGAAAGACAAGCTGGCCAAGCTAGAGGCCGACCAGATGGCCCTGATGGAGCGCCTGGGCATCGACAGCCTCGAGGACCTGGACACCCTACCCGATGCCAAGGGCGCTGCCGAGGCGGCCAAGCAATACGAGGTCAAGCTCAAGCGCATGGAGCGCCAGCTTCAGGAGGCTACGACACAGCGCGATGAGATTGGCGGCAAGTTCCGCGGCACCCTGCAACGTGCAGCCATTGCCGAGGCATTGGCTGGCCATGATTTCGTGGCTCGGGATATCGTGGAAACCTACATCGGCAACCGTCTTGCATGGGAAGGTGAAGACCTGTTGTTCAAATCCGACGATGGGCGTATGATTCCGGTCAAGGACGGCGTGGCAGGGATTGCCAAGGCCCGCCCCGAATTGCTCAAATCGACTGGCACGGGAGGTGCTGGTGTCCGGGCATCCAACGCTGGAGGCGGTGGAGCCAAGACCATGACCCGCGCCGAATTTGAAGCACTCGCACCAACTCAACGTGTCGAGGCTGCAAAGTCAGGCGTCCAACTCGTCTAATTTTTGGAGTCCTTATCATGGGTGCTACCCTTACGAATCTGATCCCGACCCTTTACAGCAATCTGGACGTTGTGTCCCGTGAGCTGGTTGGCATGATCCCTGCCGTTACCCTGGATGCCCAGGCATCGCGTGCTGCGGTCAACCAGTCGGTTCGCTCCTTTGTTGCTCCTGCCGCTTCGGCCGGCGACATCACCGCAGGCGTCACGCCTCCGAATGATGGCGACCAGACCATCGGCGACATGGAAATCAAGATCACCAAGGCTCGCCGGGTTCCGATCCGCTGGACTGGTGAAGAAGAGCGCGGTTCCGGCCCCGCTGCTGCGGCCATCCAAGGCGCGCAGGTCCAGCAGGCCATCCGCACGCTGTGCAATGAGATTGAGGCCGACTTGGCTGCCACCTACATCAGCGCCTCGCGCGCTGCTGGTGCGGCCACCACGACCCCGTTCGGCACGGCTGGCGACTACACCGGCGCCTCGCTGACCCGCAAGATCCTGGCCGACAACGGCGCCCCGCTGACCGACATGCACCTGGTGCTGGACACTGCGGCCGGCGCCAACCTGCGCGGCAAGCAAGCGTCGAGCTCGCAAGAGTTCGGCGACGCTATGCTGCGCCAAGGCGTGCTGCTGGATGTCAACGGCATGATGGTTCGCGAGTCTGCGCAGATCAAGACGCACACCAAGGGCACGGCCTCGGGCGCGACGACCAACACGGCCGGGTACGCTGTCGGCGCGACCACCATCCCGCTGGCCTCGGCTGGCACCGGCACCATCGTGGCTGGCGACGTGATCACCTTTGCCGGTGACACCAACCAGTATGTCGTCGTGACGGGTGATGCCGACGTGTCTGGCGGCGGTACGGTTGTCCTGGCTGCCCCTGGCCTGCGTCAAGCCATCCCAGCCTCGGCGACCAACATCACGGTCGTTGGCACTTCGGTGCGCAACATGGGCTTCAGCCGCTCGGCCATCGTGCTGGCGCAGCGCCTGCCTGCCCTGCCTGCGAATGGCGACCTGGCATCGGATCGCACGTCTATCGTCGATCCGCGCTCGGGCCTGTCGTTTGAGGTTGCGCTCTACCCGCAGTACCGCCAGATGCAATGGGAGATCAGCTGCGCCTGGGGCGTCAAGGTGATCAAGCCTGAGCACCTTGCTCTGTTGCTGGGCTGATGCCTCAACCAGTCGAAACCGTCCGTGTGATGCCCTCTCACCCGTCACAAGGTGAGTGGGTCATCATCAATGCCGCCGACTTTGATCCTGCCGTACATCAACTGTATGAGCCAGGTTTTCAGCCGGCCGCTGTAGCGCAGCCATCGGCAGAGATGCCCAAGCGCCGCGGACGACCGCCCAAACATCTGAAGGAGGCCATCAATGGCTACCGCTGAAAACGCGAAACTCCAGTACGAGGCCGGGCAAACGTCCACCTCGATGACCGCCCTGACGAACTCGGGCGATGAAACCACATTCACCTCGGCCGCATCGCTGTGGTCCAAGCGTGCAGGGTATGCTCCGGTCGTGCTGCCTAACGGCTTGCTGACTGGTGGCGCAATTACTCCCAGCGCCACCAACGATGTTGTCAACGTCGCGGCCATGACGTTGAACCTGAACGGCGTTGTGACCACGGTCAATGCCGGCACGGCTACTGTGACCCGTGGCGCATCCAGCGACACCCACAACATTACCAGCATCACCATTAACTCCAGCGGTGCGATCACGGCCGTGTCTGGCACTGACAGCACGGCGTTCAGCGAAACGCGCGGCTCTGCTGGCGGTCCTCCGCTGATCGCGGTTGACTCGGTGGAGATTGGCCAGGTGCGCACCACGTCGGTATCGGCTGGGCTGATCACCACGGCCGAAATCTTCACGGTGGTGGGCACGCACACGGAGCGCGCAGACTATCCGCTGTACAACATCAACTACAGCGCTGGCTCGGTGACGTTCCTTCAAGCCCTGCCTGAGATCCACACCGGCCCGACGCCGAAGAAGGTCTTTGCGAGCTACGCTGCGCCGATCTTCTCGGATGTCCAGCTTGCCAGCGACTTTGTGCCGCCAGAGACGACTCATGCTGTGACCTCCACCCAGGTCTACGGCACCACGTTGGGCAGCACCTCGTCCACGCTGAACCAAGGCAGCTTCACCGCTTACCTGCAAGATGGCGTAGCCGATGCCCTTGTGCAACTCAAGAACGAAGACCTGTGGTTCAAGTTCTACCCGGACCGCTACAAGTCGCCTTACCTGCTGACGCAGGGCAAGCTCGGCGTGTCGCGGACCTTCCCGGCTGGTGACAACATCCAGGCGGCCTGCACCATCTCCGCGACGGAGCGCGCAACCGAGGTCGGCTGATGTTTGATCTGACACGATTCGAGCAAGCGAAGTTCGAGTCGAAGAAGGCGCGGGTTGCTGTTGAGGCTCTCGCGCCTTTTTTCGATGAGGGCGAACCGGCTGAGTGGGAAGTGCGCGGCCTGACGGCTAGCGAGCTTCACAATGCACTAGAAGCCGAAAAGCGACAGGGCAACATCGAGGCCATCGTTCGCGCGATCTCGACGAAGCAAGAGCAAACCAAGGCCATCCGTGAGGCCTTGGGGCTGACTGGCGACACGCC